ATTTTGCCGTCGATGATCACCTATGCGGAGAACCGCATTTACCGTGATCTGGATCTGCTGACCACGGTATCGACTAACACGAGCTACACGCTGGCGAACGGCACCCGGTCTTTGACGTTCGCCATTGACGCCTTCATCACCATCCAAGAGGTGAATGTGATCACCCCTGCCGGCACGAGCATCCCTGATAGCGGCACTCGGGTGGCTTTGTTGCCGGTGACGAAGGAGTGGGTAAACCGGGTCTATGGCAGTTCGTCGAGTAAGGACGTGCCAGCCTACTTTGCCATGCAGACCCAAAACACGCTGTTGTTTGCGCCCTGGTCTAATGGGGCATACACGCTGGAGATTGTGGGCACGGTGAGGCCGGCTTCGTTGTCTGCGACCAACACCACCACCTTCATCTCGACCTACCTGCCTGATTTGATGATCATGGCGTCGATGATCTACATCGCGGCTTTCCAGCGCAATTTCAGTTCTACCATGGCCAACGATCCTCAGATGCCGACGACCTATGAGACGCAGTACCAGACGCTGTTGAAGAGCGCTTTGGTTGAGGAATACCGGAAGAAGTTTGAGTCCAGTGGGTGGACCTCAATGTCGCCTGCTGTGGTCGCAGCGCCGACCAGGGGGTAATCCATGCCGCATTCTACTCTCAAACTTATTCCTGGCATTGATGAAAACAGGACAATGGCGCTGAATGAGGCGGCGTTGTCCTACAGCAATCTCATTCGCTTTGTGCCTGACCGGCAGGGTATTGGCTTGCCTCAGAAGCTGGGCGGGTGGACGCAGTATGGTTCTGTCACGGGCACGCCACGAGCCTTGCTGGCCTGGGAAGATACAAATTCCAACAAACTGTTGGCTATTGGATGCCAAAGCACTGGCGATGCAGCAGTAGGCGCGCCTCTTTATGTTTTGTCTGGTTCAAATTTATCAACAATTACTCCTCAGTCTTATGTTCAAAATACAACTGTGTCTGCCGCAACAACTGCTGGTTCTAATGTCGTTAGAATTACCGACACAGGAAGCAACATAACGTCTTTTGATTCAGTTTTTATTAAAACACCAATTAGCATTGGCGGAATTATTCTTTTTGGCTTTTACAATTGCTCTCTTTACGATGCAAACTCATACAACATTTATCTTACTGATGTTTTGGGTAATCCAGCATACGCAACAACAACCGCTTCTGGTGGTGCGGTTCCATCTTTTGTTTCGACAAGCGGATCTACTGTTTTTGTAGTCAACTTAAACAACCACGGCTATGTGGTTGGAGACACGTTCCCCGTTCTTGTCCCAACAACAGTTGGTGGAGTTGCTCTTTCTGGAAATTATACCGTCTTAACGGTTTCTAATGCCAATTCTTTTACATTTTATGCACAACAGCAAGCGACATCAAACCAAACTGTCAGCATGAACAGTGGTAACGCCCAGTATCTGTATTACTATGGATACGGCCCGCTTCCGACAGGAACAGGCTATGGTGCAGGCGGATATGGCGCTGGCGGCTATGGCTTGGGTACGGCGCCTATTGCGGCAATTGGTTCTCCTATTACAACATCTGATTGGTCGTTGGACCATTGGGGGGAGATCCTGGTGGCTTGCCCCAGTAATATGTCTCCCACCACAAACCCAACTGCGCCAAGTGGTGGCCCCATTTACGCTTGGCAGCCCCTACTCAATCAGCCCACGGCCACGCCAATTGTGCAGGCTCCTTCGACAAATGGCGGTATTTTTGTTGCCATGCCCCAGCGGCAGATTGTCGCGTGGGGATCGACGTTTAATGGCATCCAAGACCGGCTGCTGATCCGCTGGTGCGATGTAGAAGACTATCAAGTCTGGGCCGCCCAGCCCACCAATCAGGCCGGCTCATACCGGCTCACCAAGGGCTCGAGGATTGTCGGTGCCATCCAGGGGCCGCAGCAAGGGCTGATCTGGACGGATCTGGCTGTCTGGTCGATGCAGTATGTCGGCCAGCCTTACATTTACCAATTCAACCAGCTTGGCACCGGCTGTGGGTTGATTGCCCCGAAGGCGGTCACGTCGATGGGCAACACTGTGTTTTGGATGGGGCCATCGCAATTTTACATGATTTCGGGAAATGGTGTTCAGCCTATTCTCTGTCCAATCTGGGATGTGATCTTCCAAGATCTCGACGCCAACAACTTGGAAAAAATCAGGATTGCGGCCAACTCACAATTCAATGAAGTGACATGGTACTACCCAACCATGAGCAATGGCGGCGAGGTTAACGCCTACGCGAAATACAATGTTGGTTTGAACCAATGGGACTTTGGTACTCTTTCCCGTACAGCCTGGATCAACCAGTCTGTCCTGGGGCCGCCGATCGGCACCACTGCTGGTGGCATAATTTATCAGCACGAAACTTCTTATAATGCCGGCGATCAGGCCATGAATAGCAGCTTTCAGACGGGGTATTTCGCCCTGTCTGAGGGCGACATGATGACGTACATTGATCAGTTCTGGCCTGACGCCAAGTGGGGTACGTTTAACGGATCGACCAACGCCAACCTTCAGTTGACGTTCTACGTCGCGAATTACCCTGGCGATACACCAAGAACCTATGGCCCATACACAGTCACGCAGGCCACGCAGTATATTGTGCCGCGCTTCAGGGGGCGGTTGGTGTCCATTAAGATTGAAAGCAATGACTTCAATTCGTTCTGGCGTATGGGCGCCATGCGGTATCGGTATCAGCCGGATGGGAAGTTCTGATGGCCAGTCTTGATGACATTGCCACAATCCAGAAGAACGGCGTCATTGGGGTTAACACCCTCAACCTGACGCTGGTTAGGCTTTATGGCTCTAACACTTCTGCAACGGCGACCACTACGGCAGCAACGCTGGTCATTGCAGGCTCTGGGAGGCTCGTGAATGCCTCTGTGACCGTGGCAGGCAGCACCCCCGGCACCGTGTACAACTCTGCCTCCACGGGCGCTGTAGCGGCCTCCAATGCCCTTGTGACGGTGCCTAATACGATTGGCGTTCATCCCGTCAATCAGCTTTTCACCAATGGCTTGGTGATCGTGGCTGGTACGGGCCAGTCTCTTAACGTCACCTATTCGGTTGGAGGCTAAAATGCCCCTGCTCCCCGGCAAGTCGCAGCAGACTATCTCAAGCAACATTGGCGAGATGGTCCATGCCGGCCACCCGCAGCAGCAGGCTATTGCGGCGGCGCTGGAGACGGCCCGCAAGTCAGCGGCTGGTGGGCAGCAGATGATGCCTAAGGGCCCTCAGATGATGCCGCGCATGATGCCGCCGGCTGATGAAAAGCAAACCATGGCTGACGGCAAGATCCACTCTGGTGCCATTGATAGCCCTGTGGCTGGCCGCACTGACCACCTGCCGGTGCATGTGGCTTCTGGCTCTTACGTCATTCCGGCTGACATCATCTCGGCCATGGGCGAGGGCAATACGGCTGCGGGGTTTAAGGTGGCAAAGATGATCTTTGCCAATGATGGTGGTTCAGCCCCTGCCGGCGATGAAATGCCTGTCCCTGTTGTTGTTGCCGGCGGTGAGTTCATATTGACCCCTGCCGAGGTTACGAATATCGGTGATGGGTCCATGGAAGATGGGCACAGGGTATTGGATGAGTTTGTGAAGATGTATCGGGCCAAGACCATTAAGACGTTGAAAGGTCTACCTGGACCTAAGACCAACTGAGGAGAGAGACATGACTGGGGTAACTGTGCGGATAGGTACTCCTGCTGACGTTCACGACATTATGGATCTTGCCCTGATGGCGGTGGATGAAAACGGGTTTGTAAGACCGAAGGCTGAACGCCTTCTGCAAGAGATTTGGCCGGCGTTGAACCTGGACAAAGGGATCATTGGCATCATTGATGGCGATGACGGCTCGGTTGAGGCTGCTATTTTGCTTCGCACCGCTGTCATGTGGTACTCTGACCAAGAAATCATTGAAGAGCGGGCGATTTTTGTCCATCCGAAGTACAGAAGTGCAAAGGGTGGAAGGGCGGCAAGGCTGTGCGAGTTTGCAAAAAGTGTTGCGGATAAGCTGAATTTGCCGCTAATGATTGGCGTCTTGTCAAATACAAGGACAAACGCGAAAGTGCGACTGTATGAGCGGCAGTTTGGTAATCCATCTGGCGCGTTTTTTCTGTACAATGCCAGGACGGGTGGCTGGAAGCCCGCCGACGAAACCAATACGGAATAGGGACGTGTAGATATGGGTGGCAAGACCGGAACAACTACACAGCAGTCTTCCGTATCCATCCCGCCCGAAGTCCTGGCGCGGTATAACTCCGTAAATGCTCGCGCCGAAAACGTAGCACAACAGCCGTTTACGCCATACAGCGGCGAGTTTGTCGCGCCCCTGACTGGCACCCAGCAGGCTGGCATTTCCAATATCAATCAAGCTCAGGGCATGCCCACGCCCTACTATAATGCCGCCGGCCAAGCCATGAACACGGGCTATCAGACTGGCTCTGGCCTTGCCCTGGCCTCTGCCGGGCAGGTGAACCCAGAGGCCCTGACAGGCCAGAACATCAACCAGTACATGTCGCCCTATGTGCAGGATGTGGTGGGTTCCACCATGGCCAACCTGCGCCAGCAGCAGGGGCAGGAGCAGTCTCAAATCCTGGGCGACCAGATTAAGTCTGGGGCCTTTGGTGGTGATCGCGGGCGTATTGCCCAGGCGAACCTTGCGCGGCAGCAGGAACTGGCCACCGGCCAGACTGTCTCTGGGCTGATGAACCAGGGCTATGGGCAGGCGCTCCAGACGGCCCAGCAGCAGCAGGCGCAGCAGCTTGCAGCCTCTCAGGCCAATCGTGCTGCCCTCGCTGGCGCCGGCCAGAGCCTATACAGCATGGGGCAGGGCTACGGGCAGGGTGTGGCAGGCCTGGGCACTCAGGCCCAGCAGGCGGCTCTCCAGGGGGCTCAGGCGCAGCTTGGTGCGGGCACTGTCGAACAGCAGACTCAGCAGGCGCTGAACACGGCGAACTATAACCAGTTCCTGCAACAGCAGGGCTACCCGTTCCAGGTCGCGCAGTTCCTGGCGAATATCGCCATGGGCACTGGCGCGCTGTCTGGTACCAGCCAGCAGGGGACCACTACCTCGCCGCAGTCGTTCTTCTCTGACCGTCGCCTGAAGGATGACATCGAGAAGATCGGTAAGACGTTCGATGGCCAGGACATCGTGCGGTATAAGTACAAGGGCGAACCCGGCACGCGGATTGGTCTGATCGCGCAGGATGTCGAGAAGCACCATCCTGAAGCCGTGGGCTTGGCCGGTGGTTATCGCACCGTTGATTACGACAAGGCCACTGACGATGCTGCCGATCGCGGCCACTTTGCCGGCGGTGGTTTGGCAGGTGGGTATTCGTCTGAGGGCGGCGCTGTCATGCCTGAGATGGCAGGGATGGGCTTCGCTGCTGGTGGTGCCCCTGACATCAATTCGATGATGGCTGAGATCCTGAACGCCCACCAGGGGATGTACCCCTATGGTAAAGCGGGCTTGTATGGCCAGACAAGCAATCGAGGTGGCGCTTACGGTACCTCGCAGATGCAGACACCCACGCGCGGCCTGATGCGTGTTGATCCTTCTGCGTTTGTACGGGCTACGGAACAGCCGGGCGTTGGTGGCCAAGCCATGCAGGGGCTGAATGCGGTTGAGAGAGCCGGCAGCGCTTACACCAGCGGCAGCAATGCGTTGCTTGGATCGGCACCTACTGCAAGCAACCCTCAGGGTAGCGCGGGCTTGATTGGCCGTGGTGGTGAATTTAACCTTGCAAAAAGCGGCCCCGCAAATTTCATTAATCGGCTCACTGGGCCATCTGAAGCCGATAAGCCTTTCACTCAAGCAGAGATTGCCAGAGAGCCGGTTGAAGATCTTTCTGCAAGCCTTGCTGGGCCCGAGGATCTGGCTACAGGTGGCCTCGCTCGTGGCCATTATGCCATGGGTGGTTTACCCTTCTCTGAAGCCGGTGGGTATATCCCTGAAAGCGTTCTGAACGACGACGAGACTGAGAAAAACAAGAAGGCGATGGACAGCTTTACGCCGAAGCCTGCCGGCGCTGGCCAGTCTAGTTCTGGTTCTGGACTTATGGGCGGCCTGGGGCAGATTGGTGGTGCTATCGGTGGCGTAAAGGCTCTGGGCTCTGCTGGTTCTGGTCTTGGTTCTCTTTTTGGTGGTGGCGAAGCTGCTGCGGGGGCTGGCGAGGCTGCCGCTGCCGGTGCAGAAAGTGCTGGTGCTGGGATTGAAGCAATGCTGCCGTTGCTTTTGCTAAAAAGCGGCGGCGCAGTGCCTCGCCGTGGGTATGCGCTTGATGGTGAGGTTATTGAGCCAAAGCAAGTTGGGCTTGCTGGCGCCGGCGACCTAAACCCGGAAGTTGAGCGCGTCAGAAATGCCTTGAGTGCGATTGAGTCTAGCGGTCGTTACAACGCTGTTGGAAGGGATGTGGTTCGCCCAAACCGCCCAACTGACCGCGCATATGGCCGCTATCAGGTTATGGGTGAAAATGTTGGCCCATGGACTGAAGCGGCATTTGGCCAGCGGATGGACCCAAATGAGTTCTTGAACAGTCCGAAGGCTCAAGATGCTGTCGTGCGGCATCGCATTCAGCAGGGGATGGACCGCTACGGCAATCCACAAGATGTCGCTTCGGTTTGGTTCACCGGCCAACCTGTTGCCCAGTCTGCAAACCGCCGTGATATAAACATTGGCGCTCCTGAGTATTTGCGCCGGTTCCAAGCGGCTTATGACGCGAATAATCCCGCGCCTGAAGGCAGGACAGGCTTGAGAGTTCCTGTTCCTTCTGACAACACCGGCCTGGGCGCTATATCTAAACAAGATATGAGCGGCGATGGCGGCGGCGATGAAGCCACTGATTACCGGGCCGAAGTTCGCCGGGCGCTGACCCCAGAACCGCGCGAAGCCCCCAACTGGATGCAGCGCAACCAGGATTGGTTTGTGCCGCTCCTGAGTGGCTTGGGCGCCATGGCGTCTTCGCCCAGCCGCTACCTTGGCGCTGCCTTGCTCCAGGGCGTTGGTGGTGGCGCGCAGCAATATGCTGCCATGCAGCAGCGTGGCGAAGAGCAGCAGCGCCAGCGTGAGCAGCTTGGTGTCTCTCGTGCCACAACCTTGGTGGCTCAGCAGCGTGAACAAGTTGCCGAACAGCAGCTTCGTGAGCAGATGATCCAGCGGATTTTGCTATCCTTTGGCAATCTGCGAGCGGATGGAACTTACCTCAATCCGTATAATGGGCAGTTGGTTTTGCCGGCAGAGCGGATGCGAATTGCCACGCAGATTGCTAACGGGGCCTCCCCTAACGGAACTCCATCTCGCGCCACTGCGCCTAGTGAGAATGCCCCTGGCCGAGGAGAAGGTGAGAACGCGCCTGTCACCCCCACAACCACTTCTGGGGGTCCTGCTCCAGCATCTGGGGCTCCTGCTGCGCCTTCTACAACTGCGCCAGTCCCTGGGGCCCCCGCTGCCCCCACAACCACTCCAGCATCTACCACCCTTGCTGCGCCAGCCACTGCAACTCCTGATCCGCTTGCGCCGCCGGCACAGCAACCTTTGCCGCAGTTTAGGGAAAGCGATGATCCGCAGCGGA